ATTTTTGCTGATTTGCCTCCCATCACGGCAGAGTATAACCTGCTCATACCCCAGTGAGTAGGGTCGGATACGTGGGGTCTGACGCTTTTTCTGTTGGTGAAAAACGCCCCTTGACCTTTCTCCACGATTTTTTTCAACCCTTTTAATTCAAAACCTGTTATTTTTGCTATCTCTTCTACTGAATGACTTTTGTCTTTATCAAACCCATATAATTTATTAAATCGTTGTTTGTATGTCACTACCATTATATAATAAAATATAAAATTGAAATAGATTTATTACTATTTATAATAGTAATAAAAAATGAAATACGGATACATTTACAAAATCAGTTATAAAGACTTGAATTATTATGGGAGTAGCAAATATAAGAATAGATTTATAGGACATAAGAGTGATTATAAAAGTTGGAAAGAAGGAAAAGCAGATTTATATGTATCATCATTTAAATTGTTTGAAGAAGCAGAGAAGAATAATGAACAACCTACATTTGAAGTGTTAGGGTGCTTTTATAAACCATTTTGTAATGAATGTATGAGAAAAGAAGAACAAAAATATATTGATGGTAATGAATGTGTAAATATACAGAATGCTTTTGTATCTGAAGAACAAAGAAAAGAAAATATGAGAGAATATATGATAGAATATATGAAAGAATACCGTGAAGAAAATAAAGAGCAAATAGCAGAATATAATAAACAATATAATGAAGAAAATAAAGAACGAATAAAAGAATATTTTAGTGAACATTATGAAAAAAATAAAGAACGAAAAAAAGAATATCAAAAACAGTATGATGAAAAAAATAAAGAACGAAAAAAAGAATATATGAGAGAATACCATCTTAAAAAAAGACAATTAATACATACCCTTACCGACTAACGCAGAGACACCAAGACGTGACTTCCACTGGAAATTCTGTGAGAGAGGTTGCGACTGCAATGCTGGAGGGAGAACGCCCTGATTTTGATGATGCAGTAAGTTTCCACCCACACCAATTAACCCAGCATGTCTTGACATTCCTCTGCCAACAGATGCGTATAAACCAGCACCACCGCCTAAACCCATACCCATATATTTCCCAAGACTCCCAATATCTTCGGCAAATCCTTCACCTTTCTTTGGCATTTCTATATTATCGTGAGATTTTATTCCTTGCCCCACGTTAGAAATAGGAACAGGGTCAGTATATGGAGCAAGTGGAACAGCACCTGAATAATCCAACTTTGGAATTAATGCCTTCTTTCTCGCTTCTGCTTCTGCCGCTAATTTTGCGGTTAGAGCATTCGCTTCTGCCTTCGCTCTATTCGCATCTTTTAAAGCATTCATACGTTGTCCTGTATATTTATTCAAAATACGAATAAAATCTTTCTTTGTCAATCTCTCTCTCTTCGCTTTTTTCTTCTGCTCTTGTTCCGCCTTTGTTTTATTCTCTGATTCAAATCTGTCTGCTAATGCTTTCTGTTCGTTGAACTCGTCCTGTTGTTGTTTTTGAATAGTATCTATCGCTGCTTGGTCTACCAACTTATCTTCATCTTCTTCCTTCTTCTTACGTGCATCTTTACGTGCCTTCAAAGCGTCTTTTTGTTCTTTTGTATATTTATCACTCTTAAATAATTCATCTTCTAAACTATCTCTTGCCATACGAACTGCTTGTTGTGTCATATTGTATGTTGCCTTCTCAAAATCAGACGCATTCGCTGATGGTTTCTTGATATTCATCTTTTGAGCGTCCAAATACTTCTCTATCTCTTTCTTTCCTGCCTCTGTTCCAAGTCCTGTCGCCCACTTTCCAACCGCAGCACCTGCCGCCGCTGCCAAAGGCATCAATTCTACTTGCCCTGTCGCAGCACACAAAGCAACTAATGCTCCACCTACAATCTCTCCTCCATAATCTCTTATAACATCTAAACCGATATTACCACCTTCTTTTGCGACATCAATCAATCCATTTACTATCGCTGGACCGACTGTTCTTTCCATAACATCACCGAACTCTGCCATACCTGCGGACAACGGATTCAATACCTTATTTTGAATATCTGCTCCCACATCTAATAACGCTTTAGTCACACCATTACGATTTGGGTCTACGACTGCTCCTACCTCGTTCTCAATTACTTTCGCCGCTTTATTCACTATTTCGGTAAGACCATTACGATTTGGGTCTAAAGCAGCATTAAACCCATTCTTTTCAGGGTCTAAAAAATCAAAAAAACCTTTACCCATATTATGTCTAACTTCATGCGGATGGAGAGCTAAATGAATACCTCGTCCTTTTAAAAATGCTTTTGTAATAGCATCGTGGCGTGTTGAAAAAACATGTATGGGTCTATCCCCTTTTTTCAACTGAACCTTATGTCCTTTCTTTAAACGACCAATCACTCTTTTTGATGGTGTTTCTATATGTATCTCTTTCATCTCAACTAAAGGTTCTTCTTCTGCAACTTTCTTCTTTCTCGGCATATATAATATAATTATAAAATTATATGATATTCATTTAAACGACATTTGATTAATTAAAGGGGTGGTGTAATTTCTTCTTTTGCTTTTGCTTTTGCTTTTGCTCTTCTTATACGTTGGTCTTCTGCTCTTTTTTGTTTTTGTTCGTCAGTCAAGCTATTCATATATTCTCTCGCCTTTTCAGGATTATAATTTCTTCTGCGTTTTTCAAGTATTTCTTCTTTGGTTTCATCGTTTAGGTTTTTTCTTTTGTTTGCCATCCACTCACGTTGATATTCACGGTGTTTTTCTTCAGTCCACGCTTCTGCTTTTGGTTGAATACCTTTTTCTCTTCTATTTTTCTCCGCCCATTTGCGTTGATATTCTTTTAAATCTTCTTTTGATTGTATTGCTTGGATTTTATTAACACAATCATTATTTTCTATATAATAATTTTCTCTTTCTAACAAGTTATTTTTTTGTTTATTTGTAATAATACGTTCTATTTCTGTTATAGTCCAGTCATTACATTTGTCAAATATATCATAAGACATACATTTCAATCCATTACTTTTACCGCTTTTTATATACTTATTATAAAGTGTTCTATGTGTTGATTTTCGTTCACATAATGGTTGAATCGTTGAACCGTAATAGGTAAGTCCTGCTCCTTCTATTTTATAAATTATACCAATTCTGTTGTCTTCTATCTCAGTCATATTGTATTTTGTAATATAATATGATAATATCTTTTTAATTCAATTTTACATTTTAATACGACCCTGTTTCATTTTTCAACTTTCAGTTCAAACCCGTGCTCCACTGAGTACATCAATCGAAATTTCTACCCCATACTCGACAAAGATAAACATATCAATTGCTTTAGAAGACTGGTTAGTTCCCAAGATATTAACGGACTTTGGAACACTCTCTTCAACTGGGAGGCATCTTCCACAATCAACATAATAATAGCAATAGGAAGTTTCAAAATCTTGCATATTAACCAACCCTGAAGCGCATCCATCGGTCATACCTCCGTTGACAGCATTGACACCATACAACTGATTCATAAACTGTTCGTATGAATATCTTTCAGTGTTATAGATGGCATTCTGACCTGAGATTTGAATATTGAATTGTGTTTGTAGACACAATGGTGAAGTTGGTCCTGCACCTGCAGGGTCGAGAGGGCATTGAATAGGAAGAACACCACCGTTCGCACTTGAAGAATAATAAGGAAGACACAACACTGATTTGATATTAGCAATACCGTTAGTGATAAGCGAGTTGTATGTCTGACCTGCACCGATTTGATTAATCAATTGATATTGATACACATCAGTATAAATAATCTTCTTGATAGGAGAACTCAAATATGCTTGTTCGTAGACAGGATTAAATGAATAAGCAGGAATATTCAACAAGATACTTCTTCCAAGAGGAGATGACGCAACACCTGCCAAAGAGTTCTGTGTAGATGCCTGAACTTGTGCTCCGACTGATTGAGAGGCAATATAAGTAGAAGCACCAAGAGTTGCCGAACCGTTACTTGCCGAAGCAGAGGCAATCATCAAAGGAACAACACCACCCAAAGGCGAATTAACACTTGTAACCGCCAAATTACCTCCTGCACCAGCGGAAGTGAAAGTGCATGAAGTTTGATTGAGGTTCATAGTGATTTTCATAAACACACCCTTCAATAAAGGCACTCTTTCAAAGAATGAATGAAGATGCTTCAAATAAACTTGAGCAGTAATAGCACATTGCCATACTCCGACATTTCCAGCATCAACACCATTAATCTTGGTATAAATATATGACTTCCACAAGTTGTTTAAAGAAGACGAAGAAATAAGAGTTGAAAAGGCAACAGAGTTGGCAGCAGGAGAAGTGACTGCGTCTAAATCAAAGTTCCACGCTTGTTGTCTTCTTAACAATCCTTCATTAAAATTATCAAAAGAGTTCAAAGCACCTGAAACAACTGGAAATGAACCCAAATTGACGTTATTGGTGACGGCAGCAGTTCCACTAACCGTATTAATACCTGCTGGTGATGCTCCTGATTGAACGGATACAGACAAAGCATTATCAGGATAGAAACCGATTTGAGAACCTTGTGATTTAACATCATTCAAGCTCAAAGAGGTCATCAACTTAAAAGTATTCCATAAACCGATATAAGGAGTTTGTTGGACGATAGTAGTTCCTTGTAAATCAACAGTAAGAGAATGAACGATAGAACCATACCAGTTTTTTAAACCTAAACAATAATCGGCAGAAGTAGCAGCAGTTGCAGGAGCAAGACCTGATGCCGAAGCTAAAGCAGACGTGAGAGTGAGAACCATAGGAATTGTAAAATACGCCTCCCTGTAATTCATATACTTGTTACTGTTGGCAAGTTGACTCGTGTCCAAAACACTCTGGTTACCGTTATAGTTTTGATTTTGATTATCAAGAATAGTAAGATTATCACGTCTAACAAAAACGGAAGGAGAACCTTCACTCATAGAGGACATATCATAAACAACTGAATCGGCAGACATTTATAATATAACTATACAAAATAATTTTTGTTAATTGTTATTGTTTCCTTTACATTTGAAAATGGATGGGTTTATGTTTTAATGGTTTGACGATTAGTTTGCTTAACTTATCGTTCAGTCCACTTCCTTTAATTTGATTGCCTGTTATTCTCTCGTATTCAGATACGGAAGGATATGATGAACCAGCTCCAGCTCCGCCTACATTCAAAAGAACTGAACCCATGCCTCTTCCATTGCATCGTTGTATACCTCTCGCTGTATGTTTTCTCCCTTTAATAATTAAAAGTTTATTCGGCAACTTTCCTCGCATTCTATATATTCTATTGTGATAATAATTTCAATTTATTCGCTTTCTTAATATTTTTTAGTTTCATAACATTAATTAAGAGAGAATTAATACAACTGACTTCCTTCATAATACATGCCGTCTGCTTTTCATTTGTTTCTAATGTTGTATTTTTCATTTTATTCAATAACGTATTGTTTTCTTTTGATAAATCCTCATATACTTTATCCAAATATTGTTCGGTTATATCTGTTGAAAATGACATTTTATATTAGTGAGAGATAATAAAAAAATGGGGTTGACGGGGTGTCCCCGTGTTCATTTTCCGCCTGATGCCAACGTGATGAGGTCACTAACTTCTTTCGTATCTCTTATAACCAATACAATAGTCATATTAGGATCTTGCATCTGTATGGGTTGTCTATTTTGTCCCAAAAAGGTAAGTCGCAATTGATTATACGTTCCTTTAATCAGTTTATTCCAAGCAAATTGTGGTGGAAACTCTCTTATTTGCTGTCCAAAAGAAACATTTGGTGTGATTGAATATATGATTGAGTTTGGAATAGCATAACCATTTTCAATATTGCTTATTGAGAGATATATACTTGGATTTGGTTGAACCTGCGGTGCGGTTGTTGATAGATAAGAGAGATTTGTTCCTACACCAGTATTTAAACTCGATACAAAAGAAGCAGAGAAACCTACAATCAAATTAAAATTAGCTGGTGTGGTTACAGAAGGATTGAATGTCACAGTAGGAAAACCAACGAATGCCACAGCACCTGTTGCAGGGTTTGCTACTGGAACAGACCAACCTGCTGGGAGAGCAGTAGGAACTGGAAACGTATTTAATTGAACTGCATATCTATTAGCATTTACAACAAACTCGGCATAATAAACATTTTGAGATGAAGCATTGATTAAATAAGTCCCATTTTGAATAAAAGTATATTGTAAAAAATTATTCAAGTCAGCAATTTCCCATGTTCCATCGGGGATAGTAACGGTATATGTTGTCGCAGGTCCTGCACCTACAACCCATGAATATGTGAATGTATTATTACCGAGTGGTGAAGCATTTATATTTTGCCACGCATAATACATCGCAACACTTTGAACCGCAATTTCGTGATTAGGAAATGACACGGAGTTTGGAAAATTATAAACAAGTTGATTATTATCTGTGGATACTACATTTGCTTGATTTAAGACCAAAGTATAAACCATCCTATATATAACAAATAATATTTTATTTATAAAATTA